CTATACAAGCCACATACCCTGCGGCTTGGGGTTCTCGTATACTCCCGTCAACGCATCCGGTGCATCATCGTGTGTGTTCTTTCCGTCTCGCTGGTAAGCAAGGATTGCTTTTGCGAAATCCTGCCATCGATCCATCCAATTGACAGGGAAAAGAACATTTCGCATAACGCCGGTGCTGTTGGACAGAATCCGTGCAACCTTGTTCTTGTTCTGGTGGAACCACGTGATCTGGGTGTGTTGATTCCCAAGTTCTCTGCATTCTCGCTCTACGTTGCGTGCAAATCCTCTACCGCCGTTGTTGGACTCTATGATTGCACACCCTATGCCGTGTTCTGTCAGCATTTTCGCCGTTTGCGGCTCTGTTATTTCCATCGGCTCACTTGTGTATAGAACGTCTAAGATGTAGTACGTTCCGTCGTACACGCCATAGCAGATGCTGCACAGATAGTCGCTGCCTTCGTCTGCTGTGTCCGTATAGCACAACAGGTATTGGAGCAGGGACGCTCCATTCTCATCTGTGGGCAGTGCTGTATATGTCTGTACGCTGGTGTACAGTCTGCCCTTGATGTCAATAGGCTCTTGTTGGTAGTTGGCTGCGGCGATCTCTTTTCCCATAGCGCCAATTTTGGCAAGATAGGATTTTTTCGACAAGATTCCGTTGCACAGCATCGTACCATCATCCTGCAAGGCTTTCATTTTCACGTGCCGCAGCCGTGCGCCGGATTGCTTGTAATGCTCCAGCGCACGTCCTGCCAGATCGTCCGTTGCCCAGCGTGTCATTATGATGATAAGCTTTCCGCCCTCTTCCAGACGGGAAAGCATTGTGTCAGTGAACCAGCTCCAATGCTTTTCTTTCACCAGCTCGTTGTGCGCCTCTTCTGCGTTCTTGATAAGATCGTCAATAATCATGAGGGATGCACCAAAACCTGTGGCTGTACCAGTAGGGGACGTTGCGAGGTAGTTGTTATAACCGCCTTCCAAGCTCCACAGATTCATTGCGCCGTCGCCACGCTTGATAGACACGCCAGGGAACACATCGGCATATACAGGCTTGTACAAGTCCGCTTTCTGTTCCATGATGGCGTTTCTGACGTTTTTGGAAAACATTGTGGAAAGCGTCTCATTGTAAGAACCTGTCATGATTTTCTGTGTTGGGTCACGTCCCAGCACCCATTCCACCAGCAATCCGGCTGTCCGGGATTTTCCGTGCCGTGGGGGAACGTTAACAATCATAACTTCGTCAGACGATTCGAAAAATTCTTGGAATTCTCGGCAAATCGTTACAAGGTACGATCTGTCCGTCCTGTAGAAATCCGGTGCTACAAGATTGCAGTACGAGAAAAAATCACGCCGTGCAAGCTCTACTTTCGCTCGGAATTTTAGGAGCTGCTTATCCATCATCAATCAGCTCCCGGAGTTCTTCGGTGGTCAATCCGGAAAACGGGTCAGTCTGGACGGATGCCTCAACCTTTGTCGTGTATTCTCCGGTCATTTTGTTCAGCGTGTCAATTGCTTTTATCCGGCACTGCGGATCGTTTATTTCATCTTTCGCAATGTCGGACAATATGACTTTTCTTTCTCGTGCGTCCAGGATGCGCTTGTCTCTTTCTTTTGATTCCAGTTCCTTGATGTAGTTCTGAACTTCAACGTTTTTCAACAGCCTGTTCGCTTGGCTGTACGCCGTTTTCTTGCTGTATCCCGCCTTGATCGCAGACTCCGTGCCGTTGGAACTGGCTACATAGTATTCCGCAAATCGCATCCGTCTCAGATCCATAATATCACCTCATGTGCCGCACCTCATCAAAAATATTATGATACATCTCGTACAATTCAGCGTTTTTTTCAAAGCTAAATTGTTCCATTTTCGGATTTTCGTTCAGATTCGAAGAAGTTTCAAGAACGAATTTTCCAATTTCTGTGTCAAACAAAATCACCTTGCTGTGATTGGTGTATACTGTCACATCCCAGTTGTTCGCATCGCACACAGTTTGCAGGCTGTCGAAATATCCGTACTTTTGCCCTGTCTTGCTATCGTTCGACATAATAGAGCCAACCAGGAAATGTGCATATTCCAGTCTGCCTTTTTTGTGCAATACATCCAGCACTTTCAAATGCTTTTTCCCGACTCTGAGTGTGGATGCCTCCATGCTCTTAATTTTGGTCTGTGCTGCGATGTAGTTAACAAAACCAATCGAAGAAAAGCCGCCGAACGACACGATCTTATACACCGTATCATCATCTGGCAGCTTTTCAATCAGATCTTCAATTAGTCTTGATTCTCTCACGACGTTAAATTTTATGTTTTTCTTTTTCTGTTTTACAATATGTACCATGTTACCACCTGGGCATAAAAAATGCCCGATGGCGTTACACCATCAGGCACAGTATGTTATATTACTAATTATAGCACAGCGGATGCCGAAAGTCAAGTCTTTTCAAGGATTTTTTCGAAAGCTTTCTTGACCTGGTATTGTGATTGCTTTCGATTGATGCAGCAGCTTTTGTTAACAACTTCCCATGAAAATCCAAACACATAGTACCCATAAATCAGCCGCCGTTGCAGCACCGGCAGGTCAGCCGTCGCACTTGCTATTTCTGTTCGCAATTGATCGTAGTTGCGCTTGTGCTTGTCCAATTTTTCTTGCAGTCGTTCCAGCTCTTCCAGATGCGCCTCCTGCGGTGATAACGGTTCCCCTCGACCGTGTGGAATGTCACCATACCGCATACCGCTGATACTGCCAGCAGTTGCCTTGTGTTCCGCAATGAGTTTTTCTGTACTCACGACATCATGTAAGGATTTCCGGCATTGCTTAAGCGTCTCTATCGTCATAACATCATCCTTTCTAACACTCGCTTAACACTCGTTTTACGCTCGGCGAGCGTTACCAACGCACGGTTTAACGCTCGTTTTATCCGCACACCAATTTGCATAGAAAAAATCAAAGTCCAAAACACCAGATTGCAATTGCAACGTACACAATAATGCTTGGTTTCATTTTTTTTCACTCCCATCCGTGTAATTGATATCCACATTAACACTCAGATCGTCAACATCAATACCATATTCGCTGCGCAGATATTTAATTGCATCATCTGCCGTGATTTCTTTTCCAAGCACAGACGGCATCTGCAATAATTCTTGCACGCCGTCAAATATCCGTTTTAATCGTACTGTACGCCATCCTAACGCCTTTTCTATCGCAACTAGAGTAACTGCCACCCCTTGCCTTGCGCCGTCTTGTAGGGCTTTCTGTTGCATCTCAGCGTATGACGTTTCAGAGATGCGGACGGCGTAGCGGTTTTTTCTAGCATTCATGCTTTTACCTCTCGTTTCAAAATGTTACTGTCACATTCAGAATCGCAGCCGCAATCCAGTATACCGCCCGTCTGTAGTCCTTGTGCCACAGGCACACCGCAGCTGCACCGATATCCAGCAATATCATAGCAATTGGCAGTATCTGCGTGGTGTTGATTTTGGTCACGGCTGTGTCTCCTCGTCCATTCTCGCACCACAATGCGGACAGTACGGTGGCTGGTATGCCTTGTTGCTCTTTTCACACGCAGAGCAATACACTTTACCGCATTTCTCAATCCAATGTGCGTGCGCCTCTTCTCTTTGATTCCAGATTTTTGTAACTTCGTCGGTGGCGCAGTATTCTACTGATGCGACCATTTCTTTTGTTTTGGAGTAGCATTTTTCACACACTACACAAGCAACCACAATGCAGTCATGGCTGCTTTTAACGAGTTTAGCTTTTCCACCACAGAACGGGCAGGGTTTCAGTTCACGATTGTTTTCATTCATTTCTTTCACTCCTTTTCACATTCTTCCATTTCCAACAGTTTCTGGCACATCGCCGCCAGCTGGATTGCCTCATGCGCTGCATAGATGCCAGCACCAGTAAGATACTTTGCGTTTGTAACCGCACTTGCCATATCATCCTGTCTTGTGTCAGTATGCAAGTCCCCAAAAATCTGTTTGCAGGTCTGCACCTGTTCTTCCAGCTCTTCCAATTCCTCACGGATGATGCTTTCTGCCTCGTGCAGGCTGTGGAATCGTTCCTCGTGCTGTGCCTTGCTGTATTCCAGCTCGTGACCGACTAACTGCGGCACGGCAGTTTTTGTAAAATCACTTATCATAATTTTCTCCAATCTCAAAATGAATTTTGGCTGCCTCTGCACACGCCAGGTACTCTTTCGCATATTTGCAGCTGCCGTGTGTTTCTTTTACTTTCGCCTCAAATTCTTCCAGATTTCCCTGGAAACAGCCGCACTTGACAAGGATATCCCCATTTTTGGCTCTGAACATCGTTGTAGTTCTGCAGCAGCTCCCAAATCCCTTAAAACAGATGCAATCAGAGGTGTTATTGACCCAGGCATCACCGGAGACCCTGGCATTACCGGAGACCCTGGCAGCACCGGAGACACAGGCATTACCGGAGACCCAGGCATTACCGGAGACCCTGGCATCACCGGAGACACAGGCATTACCGGAGACCCAGGCATTACCGGAGACCCTGGCAGCACCGGAGACACAGGCATCACCGGAGACCCTGGCATTACCGGAGACCCAGGCATCACCGGAGACCCTGGCAGCACCGGAGACCCTGGCATTACCGGAGACCCTGGCAGCACCGGAGACACAGGCATTACCGGAGACCCAGGCATCACCGGAGACCCTGGCATTACCGGAGACCCAGGCATCACCGTAGACCCTGGCATTACCGCAGACCCAGGCATTACCGGAGACCCTGGCATTACCGGAGACCCTGGCATCACCGTAGACCCTGGCATTACCGGAGACCCAGGCGTCACCGTAGACCCTGGCATCACCGTAGACCCAGGCATCACCGGAGTGGTCCAGGTTATCTTCCTTTTCGATGTATCCTCCAAGGTCGCCTTTTTCCACGCCCCCAAAGCTTACAAGGGCCTTAATCTGGAACAGTTTTCTTCCAAGGTGCATTTTGGTGTTTGTTGTTAACTCGTACTTTTTCATTTTCTTTACCTCGCATTCTCAAAAAATATGACTTTATCGTCCCTGCAGTACCGTTCCTCAAACAGTTTCCGCTTGACAATATACAGATCGTCTTTTTTGGTCGCCTCTGATTTTACGTCCTCAACCGTCAAGATACCATCCTTGCGGTACGAGAAATCGGCAACATACTTCACCGCTCTCTCATATCGCCACAGATACCGCCACGGATCGATTAGAAGAAACCTAGGTTGGATTTTAAGATCCGTGATTTCGCCGTTTTCCAGCATCCGGTGCAGCTCGTTACACCGGAACGCCTCTTTCCGGCTGTCGTGGACGTGTCCCTGCAGGCACTCACGCTTGCTGGCGTTGTATTTGTTTTTTCTCATGTTATCCCTCCCTTCTGTTCCAATCTTCTGCATATTCTCCGATATATCCAGTGCCCGGATTTGCATCTCCTGCTCCGATGGTAAAGGGCATATCGATTTCGTCCAATATGCAACTCTCATCATGATAGATGTCATAATCTTCATGCAAATAATACTGCTGTACAACTTGCTTTCCGTACTTGTTCGTGTGCGTTTCCCTGTAAAAGACCATTTTTCTTCCGCAAAATGGGCATGGTTTTAGCTTTTTGCCAAGATTCTTTATTGGCTTTTTCACATTATCACCTCCATGAATCACTTGACAAGAGCGCAGAAAATGGTGTATAATAAATCCGTCATATCTGTGCCAAGCGAAGATATGTGGATTGACGAAATGTCTTGAAATTATTTAATGCCGAAAAGCAAGGAAAACCGTCTGTGATGTTGTGTCACAGGCGGTTTTTCCATTTCCTGCAACATCTCCTCTGCCAACCATCCCACCGCAAATGTCAATCCAGATTCTGCACAAATGTACCGTACACCGGATTTGGTTTTTCTCGTTCCTCTTTTCTCCGCTGCTTGTCCTTTTCTTCCCAGGCTCGGAAAAATGCTTTCCAATCTCTCAACGGCTCACCGTGATACCGCCAATCGTTGGCTTGCATAACTCGGAAAAATTCTCTGGCATCACACCCTGCGCCGATCTGATCTGCATACAATCGGACCTCTTCTTCTGTCGCCGCCGCTGCCGCTGAGGTACAGGAAAGGGCAGAAGGAGCAGCAGCAGCATAATAGCATTCTTTATCTTCTTTATCTTCTTTTACTTTCTTATACTGCTGCCCTTTGCCTGCCCTTTGCCTGCCATTAGCCTGACCTTTGCCTGCCCCAGATTGGAATGCGTCGTAGTTATTTATCGCAAATACGGTATATTTCGGGTGTTTTGTGCGTGCCACTTCGCCTGTCTCTTCCAGATGGGCTATTGCGGTGCGTACTTGCTTAACTGACAGCCCGGTTTCTTTCGCTAAAATAGGATAACTGCTCACCCTGCTGCCACGTCTTATCACAGTCCCGTGCCACCTGCTGTCCTCAATGGATACAGTCAGCAGCAGATGCAGGAATACAACCTTGGTGTTTACATCGTCGTACCACTCCCACTTAAGGAGGCTGCGATATAGCTTGACGTATCCATTTTCCAGCATATTCAATCACCTCAAAACGGTACGTCTCCGTCGCTCAGAATCTCCTCGAAGTCTCCCAGATTGCCGATCTGCTGTGCCTGCTGTACATCCTGTTGGTATGTATGCGTCGCAGGAGCGCTCTGCGGCTGCTGTGGGATTGTTTGCGGTTGTGGGGTATAGTTTTGCGTCTGCGTCCCTTGCGGCTGATATGGGGCGTTCTGAGCAGCCTGTGAGCCGTCTTTGTTTCCCACAAATCCGACGTAGTCCGCAAGCACATTCATGCTGTAGTGCTTGACGCCGTTGTTGTCCTCGTAGTCGTTGTTCCGCAGCTCGCCGGACACCTCTATCCAACCGCCTTTCCGGAAATAGCGGCTGACAAACTCTGCCGTGTTCCGCCATGCGGCGCAGGTAATAAAATCTGCCTCTCGTTCTCCGGTCTGTTTGTTGGAAAATTTGCGGTTGACAGCCACCCGGAAACGGCATACTGCAATGCCGCTTGTTGTCTGCCTCAATTCCGGATCAGCGCACAGCCGCCCGGTAATGTGGATACTGTTCATTTTAACCTCCCAATACGTCGGAAAAATCTGTTTCCTGTGTTTCTGGTTCCTGGATGGTTTCTGCTTGTGCTGTGGGGACAGGCTCAGACTCTGGGTATTCCAGATTTTCCACATACTCTGAGGTCCCGTCCTCGTGCTGTACTGTCATATCGTTGGTGATAGCTCGCTCCATCTCAATTGACATAATGCCCCACTTGCTGATTAACTGACGCAACATCGTTTTGCAAGCCATTGCGTCAAAATCTTTCTCCCAGAATGTATACCCTTTTCCAGCAGCATATCCTTTTGAGTATTTTTTGGCGTGGGACTCCATCTTCTCTCTACTCCAATAGATGGATTTTCGGAAACCGTTTGTATATTCAAACATGGCGTAATATCCGGTGGTTTCCGTTTCTTCACGCTGTCTTGCATCCTGGATCAGCTGCACCTCGATTTCCTCGTTGAGCGGATCAAATCGCACCAACTCTCCGTTTTTGATGGGCAGTACATTCAGTTTCTTGTACTGTCCGGAGCGGATTGCAAGCTGGATATATCCCTTGTAGCCCAGCTGGAATTGTGCTGTTTTCCGGCGGTTTCTGCTGTCGTTAAATGGGACAAGATAATACTGTCCCAGCTGTGGGGAAGGTGAGAGGTTCAGACCCTCTCCCAGGAGACCGGCAGAGAGGATCGTCCCTGCATCACAATCCTGGAGCGCTGGATTTGCGCTGACCGCTGACGTGATAGCCGTCACAAATCTTGCCGCACGTTTCGGGTCGGACAAGGTGTTCTGGATCAACCGCTTGTATCCGTCGGTCTGGATTGCAACGGAAAAGGGTAACTTTTTCCCTCTGCTGTTTGCCAATGTGTTTGATACTGCCATGTTATGCCATCCTTTCTGTATCTACATACGTATCTGAGCCATTAACTCTTTTAAGGACTCTGTACGCAATTCCGGCGCTTTTCATATAATCTCGCAGCGCTATCATCTGTTCCCGTGTACAGGTTGCAAGGAAAGCTGCAGACCCAATCTGGGGCGGAGTTGTGACCGTTTCTCTTGGCGCTGTCACAGCAACTTGCTCCGGCACAGGCTCTGATTTTGGTTCGGGCTGAGTCATTTCCTGTTTGCGTCGCTCAATTTCCTGCTGTTCTTTCCGCTTGCATTCTGCCTCTTCTCGCTGCCGCAACGTTTCCGCATACTGCATAGCGCTTGTCAGATTGTACCGTTTCTGGTACTCTGAGATGATAGCCGACAGATACGGCTTGTCCGCATATTGCGTGCGTATTGCATTCAGAGCGGCTTTAATTCTGTCAACGTGATCTGTGATCTCCAGCTTTAAGTTTTCCTTTTTCTGGGAAACATTCGCCCATTTTGGATTCAAGATTTCGTCAAATCTGATAAATTCCCGGAGTTCCTGTTCCGTGACATAATCGTCAAATGCCTGCCGCAGCTGATTGTATTTGTCTTGCTTTCTGGCATCGTCAAATACCTTGATCTGTCTGTCAATTGCCGCAATTGGTGCCTGTATCATCCCAACAAGTTCCTTGCACTGCACCTCAAATGCCTCATACGGTGCAAGACAGGTTCGCTTGATCTCTTTCCGCTTGTCCTCGATAGCTTTTACAAGCTGATTCAGTTTCGCCTTGTCAGCTTTTGCTGCCTTAATACCATCCTCTGTAACCACCAGATTGTTATAATAATCCAGTTTTGGGGAAATTTGCTCTTTCAGATCGTCAAAATTCCACTCGATTTTCTGGGGAAGGACGGACAAATCTGTTTCCACAACCAATTCCATAGTGTTTCGCTCCTTTTTCTTATATTTCCGGCAGAATCAGCGCCGGCTTTTCCTTTGCTTGCACCATTTGCCAGAATGTTTCTTCTTTCTCGAGCAGCCATTCCAGATCTTCCAGAACGTCACTCCGTGTAACCGTATACTCCCGGATTTGCTTTCTCGGTGTTCCGGCGCTTGTGTATCTAAGATAGGCACACAAGCACACAAAATCCCAGCCAGTAGCAAGCAGTTGATGCAATACTTGTACGTAGTAATTTTGTGGCAACTGGTTGTTCCATTCTTCCCACTGGGTGCTGTTCTGTATCGTACACGTTTTGATTTCCAGGATGCCTTTTCCACTCCCGTCTTTTGGCAGTAGTTCGCCGTCCAGCGTGGCGTATAGCCAATTGTAGTTGTCTTTTGCGTACATCCGGTAAGGATGATACGCAATATCATATTCCGGATGCTCAACCCGGAACAGGTCACGGATGATCGGCTCAGCCGCAACCCCAAATGCCACAGCTGGCTGATTGGAGATATCCTTTTGCGTTGACAGCCCGGTTTTTTCTTCCCACAGCTGTACATTTGTTTTGTATTTGTTAAGTCCTACCACGCACGCTGCATCACTTCCACCGATACCACCTTGACGGCGGCTCAACCATTCCCGGCGTGTTTCTGGGTCGTACAAGATCATTTCTTCACATCCTCTGCGATTTCACGGATTTCCTGCAACAGTCGTTGTACATCACAGTCGATATTTTCCCATGTGTCCACTCCGTCGCTAAGCAGCATCTTGTTGTAGTACTTGTTATCCTTATCGTAGGACGCACAGTACGACTTGCTTAACTGATGTTCTGTGACGGTCCACCCGTGCGGAAAAATTCGCACGAAAATCTGTGAGACGTGCGGTTGGATCTCAAGAAATATTTGCATCTCTGTTTCTTTCGACGCATTTATTTCCATTGCCAGACGCACGATTTCCGTAACAGCTGCGATATTGTTTCCCTTAGCCACGCTTGCACACCTCCTCAATCGCTGCCTTGTCCTGCTCTGCGCTCTTTTCCTGCTCCAGTGCCTGCTCGTAGCCCTGGAACTCATCACGCAGCATCAGAAACCGCAGCTCGTCCGATGCAATATCATCGTGCATCATGCTGATGATCTTAGATTTTTTCAGTTCGCTTGATTTGATTTCCATTGACATTTTCCTCACTTCATGCTATAATGTATATGTACATTTTTCATTTTCATTTTCTTTGCGCCCCGTTGTCGGTTATCTCCGGCGACGGGGTCTTTTTTTATGCCGCAGTGTCCGCAGCGCCTTCTCTTTCTCAACGGTTGACATTGCCATATAATGACCATATGACATTCCCAGTGCGTCAGCGTGGCGGACGGCATCCAAAAAAGACTCGAATTTTTCCACACGCAGACCGCCAAATGTAACCGTTGTTTCTATGGTTTTGGCCGCCGTGCCATGTGTTCTGCGGTACTTCTGGCGCAGATAGCTCTCTTTTTGCAGTTCTTTCTGTCTGACTGCCACACACTCCGTGCAGCGCACATGAGAGCCATTCGTTTTGACGATTTCTTTCCCACAGTCCACGCAATTTGCGACCCGTGGGATATACTTTGGATTTGCCATTTTCTCACCCCCTCAACTTTCTCCGAATCAACCGCATCCATTCCGTGCGCTGTTCCTCAGTGACTGCACGGAACACCGTTTCTTTCAATTTTTCCCAGTGGCGGAACAGCTCAAAAGCGGTATAACCAGCCTCTTTGCAGATCGGTGGGGGGGTACACTCTTTCTGCACTGGTTCTGCGCCCTCTTCTCTGACATCTTCCAGAGAGCCGACAAGCTCCGGGAAGTCTATCGCAAATTCACACAGCATTGTTGCACTTTTCCACATTTCTTCTCACTCACTTTCTTTTTCTTTCGTTTCGCTTGCAAGTTTCACGATTGCATCTGCGATATCTTGCATTATTTCATGTTCTGGGATTTCCCTTACTGCAGCGACAATCTCTGCGACCCAGCTTGCAACGCCAACGCTGCCCGCAATCAGACCACCGATTGACGGTCTTTCTGCATCAGCTGTTACCTTTACAGTATCTTCCGCCTCGCAGATCTCAACATGGAAATTAAATTTCCGTTTCTTCTCTTCCATCTTGCTTGTCCTTTCTGCCGCTTTTGCGGCGTGTTTCTTCGTACTCTCTGCATGGGTACAGCCGGGACCGTTCCGGGCATACTCTATACCAGTAGCAGGTTTTACACGTGGTTTCGTTCGTTGTTTCCATTCCGTTTCCTGTGCAGTTCTCCCGCCCAGGAATTCAGCGCAATGTCTGCGATTTTGTGCAGGATTGCGTCAATTTTTTCGGAATCTCTCTCCCGATCCAGACAGTAGTTGTCTGCAATTGATATCCTCGTGTTTCCAACCGAGAATTGTTCCACGATATGCGGATTTTCTTCCCTGCGGTCTGCTGCCATAGCTTTTCAGCCCCTTTCTACTTCATATTATGCCACTTCATCGTGCATTCATGATTTTGTTGACAAAATAAACCTGTCCTTTTCCGGTTACCTTCGGCGTTTTGTTCACTGAGATATGCCCGTCTGAGTGTGTCACGCTCGTTTCCTTGACCTCGAACAGTTTCATTTCCATCGCACGCTGTGTGGGCATATTATAATCATTCCCACGCCGCTTGATAAGATACCCGTTTTCACGCATCCACGCAAATAATCGTGTCTGCCCGGTGTCCACGCCGTTCTGTTTCAAGATTTTCGCCAGCTCACCAACCAGGATGCTTGTTTTCGATGCGGAAACGCTTTCCGCAAACAGCACTTTTGGTCGGTCCTGCTCTACCTTGACTTCCAGCTGTTTCCGCTGTTCCTTCTCTTCCTTGAGCTGTGTGGCAAGCTGGATTAAGAAGTCCGGAGAAGTCAGCGCCTGCTCCAGCGTCTGATCTGTCATATACGCACCATGCTTTCGGATGGATGGCAAGACCTCGTTGGTGACCCATTTCCGGAACGGTTTCGCTTGTGGCTT